ATGAGATCAAGGCTAGCCGTATGGCTTGTAGTGGATTTGCCGTGAGGCGCCAGGCGGAATATCAGATTCTGCGGGCGGCTGCCGGCTACACCCAAGCCTGAGGGGGCTTGTCGGTGGTAAACGGGGTGCGACACAACTCTAAGTTGACGCATCCTCAGCTGAACGTTTACCCAAACCGTCAGGCTGGCTGTCGAAACCGCCAGATGTTCGTATTGAACGGGATCGCTGGTGGTGAGAGGACATTAAAATTGAATGATCCAGATCTCAATACACTTAAAACGGCATTACTTGAAAGAGTCTTCTACCATAAAGTTGATGGAGAGTACGTGGAGGTTGCAGAGCCAGATGAGGGACACGTAAACTCTGTCTTGAAGAACTTTAGACGCAAGGTAGTATCTTATATCGGTGTGGCCTCCCCGGTTTCCCCTCAGCAATTCGCTGAGATGTACAAGGGACGTAAGCGCACCATATATGACCAAGCAGTGGAAGTCTTCCTCACCCAAGGGGTGCGGCGTGCAGACGCCTATATGGATAGTTTTGTCAAGTGTGAGAAAGTACCTAGTGATAAATCCCCGCGTTGTATCCAGCCTAGGAGGCCTGTATATAATGTAGCAGTGGGTAGATATCTTAAACCAATAGAGCATGCGTTGTACAGAGCTATACAGCATGTTTTCGGTAGCGCGACCCCTGTAGTGGTGAAAGGGTTCAACGCTGTTGAAACAGCTGATATTATTAGACAGAAATTTGAAAGCTTTGAAAGAACTGCTTGTGTTGGACTTGATGCTTCAAGATTCGACCAGCATGTCACACAACAAATGCTCAGATGGGAGCACAGCATCTACAATTCAATTTTCCAGTCAAAGGAGCTGCGAAAGTTGCTAACTTGGCAGGTAGACAATGTTGGATTTGGTAGATGTGATGATGGAGAACTCAGGTACTCCGTCAAAGGTAAGCGTTGCAGTGGTGACATGAACACCGCACTTGGCAACTGCTTAATAATGTGCGCAATGGTATACGCCTACGCAGAG